ATCTTGAAATAAAAACGAAAGGGAATTTATGACAAAACGAAAAGCAATCAATGTGCCGGTTACAGACGATCAGGAAAAAGAAATCAAACGAAAAGCTAAAGAAAAAGGAATGTCGGTTAGTGCATACCTTAGATATTTAGCTCTTTATTCTGATATTTACAGCGATCTAAATAGAAAAGATATTGCCGGGGGTGTGTGAATGGCATATGTAAGACGGTCAATAAATACTTCCTTTTGGTCTGATGAATTTAACGAAACTTTAACACCGCTTGAAAAATATTTCTTTTTATACCTTTTAACAAACCCTTATACAAATATGTGCGGAGTTTATAAATTAGGTATTAAAAGAATTTGTTTTGAAACCGGAATGACAGAAAAAGAAGTAAATCATGCCTTTCAAATCCTTTCAAAGGGTTTCAAAGCCTTTTATATCATTCCAGATGGTTACGTAATCCTTAGAAAGTTTATTAAGAATCAATCATACAATGCAAACATGAAAACAGCGGTATTTAACCAGATTAACGAACTACCAAATAATATAAAAGAACTGTTTTTTAGCTATGTAATGGATTTAGAAGCCTTAGAAAAACACCTAAATAATAGTGAAGCCTTTGAAAGCCTTTTAAAGCCTTTGAAACCCGTAAAGGAAACTGAATATGAATATGAATATGAATCTGAAATGGAATCTGAATTTAAATCTAAATCTGAAAATGAATTTGAATGTAAAGGTTTAACGCCGGACAAGCCGACTGCAAAAAAGACAGGTTTTATAAAACCGACCGAATCAGAATGTATAAATTATTTCTCTGAAAAAAGTCAAGCAGGAATCGAAGCAAGTAAATTTTTTAATTATTACGAATCTAACGGCTGGATGGTCGGTAAAAACAAAATGAAGAACTGGAAAGCTGCAGCATCTAATTGGATAAGTAATATTAAACAATCCGAGCCAGAAATTAAAAAAACCTATACTGATGCAGAAATAATCCAAATAGTTAAAAAGAAAAACCCTAAAGTACATCTTGGATATTTAGAAGAAAGTATAAGACTTGCAAATATTTCCTTTAGAGATCAGCAACATAAATTAAATACATGGCTTTCTTTCAGTGAAAAGCCTGATTGTCAAGTGAGGTCTTAAGATGGCTAAAGAACCGGAAAGCGATATTGAAAAATTGATCAGGGCAGAGTTAAACAATGTTACATTTAACAAAAAACCATTATCAGACGATTACTTAGTTTATGCAACTGGCTTTGATGATGAAAAAGGATTAATCAGAAAGTACTTAGAGCAAGATAAAGTTAAAAAATGGGTTTTAACTCAATGTATGATGTTTGATGCCTGTTATTATGATTTTTCCGAAAAAGCTAAATTCAATGCAGATGATATTAAATGTGAAGTTGTCGGAGCATCTTTAGGATATTTTTTAAACAATCTTTATCTTTACAAAAACAAACCACTTTCAGAATCAATTAAAAATCAAGTGCTTTATTCATTGCGTAAATTTGTAGAAGAAAATAACCTGAAACCGAAACATACTGGAGCGGATAAAATCGAAACACTTAAAAGCATCGGTGTTGATATTTACAATGTTATCGAAATGGTAATGCCGGAATTTGATAAAGACGGCAAGACTTTAATTGAGAGATTTTAACTTAAACCAAAGGGAGCGGAAACGCACGAAAGCACAAAACAGAAAATAGATGAGTATATCCTAAAAAGCCAATTAACCGGACTGGAGCTGTATTTATCAGTGATGTTTTATTATGGCTGTATTAAGTTTTGGTCAGATAACCGCGAAGATGTTGAGCGGTATGTTTTTAATAATACTATTCTGAAAGATGCAATATGAGTGATTTATTCGGAGAAACAAAAACACAAAATTCTATCAATATTTTAAAAGCGTTTGAGCCAGAACAGGGTTATTATTTAGCTTTTTCAGGCGGTAAAGATAGTCAATGTATTTATCATCTTGCAAAAATGGCAGGTGTCAAATTTGATGCACACTATAATCTAACAACAGTTGATCCGCCTGAATTGGTTTGGTTTATCAAAAAAAATTATCCAGATGTAATAATTCATAGACCTAAAAGAACTATGTGGCAGTTGATTATTTATAGTGGTTCTCCGCCTACAAGATTAGGGCGTTATTGTTGCCGAGAATTAAAAGAGGGTGGAGGGGAATTTAGAATAGTAGTAACTGGTGTAAGATGGGCAGAATCGGCAAGAAGAAAAAACAAAAGGACTTTAATAGAAACCAATAATTTTAAAGAACAATTTAACCAAGACAATGAAGAAAGTAGAAAACAATTAGAAGTTTGCCCGACCAAGGGAAAGCATATTTTAAATCCAATAATAAACTGGAGCGATGCCGATGTTTGGGGGTTTTTAAATTCAAACAATATTGAGTATTGCAATCTTTATGATAGGGGATATAAACGGCTCGGCTGCGTTGGTTGCCCGATGGATTCTAAAGCAAAGCAAAACTTAGAAAAATACCCGAAAATAAAAGCGCAATATATCCGTACATTTGATAAAATGCTAAAAATTAGAATTGAAAAAGGTAAAAAAACATCATGGAAAAGTGGAATTGATGTTTATAATTGGTGGGTAAACAATGCTAAAAAACAAGAATTGTTTGATATTGAACTATTTTGAAAGACGGGGTGTAAATTGCTAACTCTAAAACTTAAAAACCAAGTACCCCTGGAACATGACGAACAAGTTATGTTTGTTAAGCGTATGGATTTAATCGCTAAAAAAGAAAAGTTCCGCTATTTTGCAGTTGTCAATGGTTCAATACATCGTGATGCAAAAGGTAAAACTAATTTCGGGCAAATTGCAAAACTTAAAGCCGAGGGACAAGCAGACGGTATGACTGATCTTGTAATTTTAAAAGCAGGAAAAGCCTTATTTATCGAAATGAAAAGAATGGGAGTTCAACATCACCAGAACAAAAAGAATGGATAGAGTGGTTAAGTGTTAACGGATTTACTGCCAGAGTTGCCAAAGGTAACGATGAGGCATACTCTATTTTAATAAAATGGTTAAGCGATGAGTTTAATCCGTTTTAGGTGATTGATTTAATTAAGGCGTTTTAAATGCCGGAAAGGGGTGAAATGAAAGTGCTTTGTGCATGTGAAGAAAGCCAGGCGGTTTGTATTGAGTTTAGAAAATTAGGACATGAAGCGTATTCTTGCGATATACAGGAATGTTCAGGCGGTCATCCAGAGTGGCATATACAAGATGACATTAGAAATGTTTTAAGGCATGAGTTTACAAATCCGATATATGATTTAATAATTGCATTTCCTCCATGTACCCATCTAGCCGTTAGCGGTGCCAGGCATTTTGAACAAAAGCGAAAAGACGGCAGACAACAAGAGGGTATAAATTTTTTTAAATTCTTTACAACGCTTAAAACAAGAAAAGTGTGTATTGAAAATCCAGTCGGAATAATGTCAACGCATTACAGAAAACCAGATCAAATAATAAATCCTTATCAATTTGGGCATATGGAGCAGAAAAAAACTTGTTTATGGTTAAAAGGATTACCGCTTTTAATTCCGACAAATAATGTTTATAATGAAATGATGCTACTGCCAAAAAACAAAAGAGAAAGATTGCATTATTTACCGCCTGGAATAAACCGAGCTAAAGAACGCTCAAAGACCTATGCGGGAATCGCACAAGCAATGGCAAACACCTGGGGATAGTGTTTTAAACACCATTAAACCGCTTATCCAGTCAAAACGATAGAAAGTACTTGAAAAACAAAACAACGCAAATTTGAACAGCCAAAAACGCTACAATAAGATTTAAATAATAAAATAAGGAGTGTGATAACAATATGCCAGCAAAACGCAAAAGTAAAAGCCAGATGATAAAAATAGTGCCGTTGCCGTCATTCAAAGCACGACAGCCGATTGCAAAGTGCTTTATCTGCAAACATACTTATCATAAATCAGAGCTAAATCAGACCATGCAAATACATATGAGGTATGTTTGCGATAACTGCAAAAAAAGCTATACTGGGAAGTTGAATTTTCTTGACAAAGTAGTGTAAAAACACTATATTATTACCGTACTGATTGCACCAGTAACAAAATACGATTTATAGCCTGCTCGCCTTAGAAGTGCAATTTTTAGGGAAATGAGAGGCTTTTTATTTTAGGATAAATTATGGAATTTACAAAAGAAAATCTAATTGATAATTTAGAAAATCTTGGGGTTTGGTCATCTTACGGATTGGCAACAATAGCTTTAGAATATTATTTTCCTAAAAAGTATGAAGATGGTAAAATAAAAACAGGTGATGAAGCAGAATTATTATCTGAAATTGGCTGTAAATTGTGGATTGATGCGGTTAAAAAATATCATTCCGAAGTTGGTTATACTGACAGTCAACTAAATCCTGATATGGTTAATGAGAATTAAGGAGCAAATTATGAGCGAAAACACGGTTAAAATAACAAAAACTTTTGAGATTGATAAAGGCGGAGATTGTGAGAAGTGTAAATCAAGGTTTTTTATAGGACACCAGCACTCTTCAAACGAAATCGGAATGAGTGGACTGTCTTATTTAAATAGCTCAATATGTTTGGCATTTGAAGAAAACATATTAGCATTTAAACAATGCCAACAATGTAACGCTTTCTTAAAAGCCGAAGCACAGCCGGAAAAAACATGCACACTCGAAAAGAAACAAAAATTTAGCATCATGGGTGATGGTAGGTTAATAATAGCCATTGATTTTGATAATACCATTGTCGAACCGTTATATCCTGAAATCGGAGTGCTAAAGGCTAATTGTAAGCGTATTATAAATAAATGGTACAACTTAGGACATGCAATAATTATTAACACTTGCCGAGCCGGAAAGTTCCACGGTGACTGTGAAAAATTTCTTATTCAAAACGGAATATCTTTTAATTTTATAAACTGCAACATGCCGGAATTAATCAATTTTTATAAAGCCGATACCAGAAAAATATCTGCCGATGTTTATATTGATGATAGAAATTTAGGCGGACTTCCTGACTGGTTAGAAATTGAAAAAATAATGGACAGTTTGTTTGCAGAATATTTGGAGGTGCAATAATGACAGACCAAAGCAGAGAACACGCAAAAGCCGGACAAGTGTATAAATTCGGAGAGGTTGAAGTAATTGCGGTTGAAACAAAAGAGCGGTGCAAGGGTTGTGTAGCTGCATTCCTGCCCGACCGTTGCAGTGAGATGCCGCTTTGCACAAGCGATAATAATTCTGTTGTGTTTTTAAGAGTTTCCAATGAAAGAGTATAGGATTATTATCTCGGTTAAAGATGTTAAACAAATGATTAAGTTTTATTCTGAATATGATTTAACAAAGCAGGATATTGTTAATAATATGCAAGTTTTACGGAGAAAAGAAAAAGATGATGATGTTGTTGATAAACTAAAAAATATGTTTGGAATAAATTAAAGCGGTTAATACTTAGTTTTAATTTTATTGCTTTACGGGGTTTTATTTCGTATATTTAAGGTTATGAGTATAAACAAATCTTACATATTAAAAAGCAAATACCTTGCTAAAAATAAGTTCAGAATTAAAAATTATTGCGAATTAACCCAACATTCATTGCCAAAAATAAACGAATCATGGCATATTGTAACAGAAAAAGCAATAAACGCATTTGCTTTTATTCAATATATTTTAGATACAGAAAAGAAAATTGAACAGCTTTACATAACAAGTTATTCAATAAGAGAATCTGTATTATTGCCAATTAAAGACTGGCAAAATTCTGGAATATTAGATTTTGTTTATATCGGATTAACATGTTTTACAAAAAGATTAAATTTGCCATGCTATGAATTTTTAAGCAGTGTAAAATCAGATAAATTTAAAGTTAAATACTTTCATAACCATACAAAAATAGCACTAATTAAAACAAGTAACAATTATTTTGTTTTAGAAGGTTCAGGAAACTTCTCGGAAAATGCACAATGTGAACAATATGTTTTAACAAACAATCAAGAGCTTTACAACTTCCATAAGGATTGGATTGAAAAAGAACCAGACAAATATTAAATTGACAACAAGGCAAGAGCGGTTTTGTCAAGAATATATAAATTGTTTGAATGGTACAGAGGCAGCAATTAAAGCTGGGTATTCCAAAAAGACAGCGAATAGAATAGCTGCTGAAAACTTGTTAAAACTTGACATTATAAACCGCTTAAAAGAAATCCAAAAACCCATATGCGAAAAGCTGAATATTACAAGAGAAGACATTTTAAAAGAATATCAAGCTTTGTATAAAAGTGAACCGGACGGATTTATAGTAAGGCATTCAGACCGCTTAAAAGCTCTTGAATTAACTTCTAAAATGCTTGGTCTTAATGAGCCCGATAAACTCGACATGACCAGCAAAGGGGAATCAATAAAACAACCGCCTGCAATCATAGTACAGAATGAAGAACAGCGGATAGCATTATTAAATACGCTTGGCAAGAAATGAAATTAACTAAAGTATTCACCAAGACCGCACAAGCGGCTAATTTAAGCGATCTAATTATAAATCAGGGCGGAAGTAGTTCAAGCAAGACATACTCCGCCCTGCAATATTTATTGATGCTTATACAGACCGACAAGCAAGGCGATGTTACAAGCATAGTTGCCGAAAGTTTGCCACACCTAAAGCGCGGTGCTTTGAGAGATATGCAAAACATATTATCTGAATATCCTGAATATGCAATGAATTTTAACAAGACAGATTTATTTTATGAAACTGCCAACGGTGCAAGATTAGAGTTCTTTTCAGCCGATAACCCGGACAAGTTAAGAGGTGCAAGGCGAAAAAGACTTTTTATAAACGAGTGCAATAATATAGCCTATGAATCGTATTACCAGCTTGCAATGAGAACAAGCGGTTTAATTATACTTGACTTCAACCCGACAAGCGAATTTTGGGTACATACCGAAATATTGAATAATTCAGCTTTTAATGCTCAGTTTATTAAGTCAACATACCACGACAACGAATATTGCCCGGCTGCTGCCATCGCTGCCATCGAAGCCAGAAAAGACCGTGATCCGAACTGGTACAAAGTATATGGACTTGGAGAAATTGGCAGTCTTGAGGGAAGAATATTTGATTTTAAAATCGTTAAAACAATACCGCCAGAATTCATATTAACTGGTGCCGGGTTAGATTTTGGATTTACAAACGACCCGACAGCTATTCCATTAATTTACAAACATTCAAAGCTACAACAAATTTGTATTGATGAGATCTGCTACAATACCGGATTGTCAAACGAAAACATAGCAAAGATAATAGACGAATCAGTTATTAAAAAATCATATCCAGTAGTTGCAGATTCAGCCGAACCAAAGAGTATTAGCGAACTACAAACTAAATATCACTTAAATATCACACCTTGCGTTAAAGGTGCGGACAGTGTGAATTACGGTATTGACATAATAAAACAGTATGATATTTTAATCACAGAGCAAAGTATAAACGCGATCCGTGAGTTTAGGAATTACCGGTGGATGACAGATAAAAACGGCAAGGCTTTAAATATTCCGGTTGATTTAGACAACCATTTAATAGATGCTGCCCGGTATGCAATAACAAAGTTAATCGGAATACCACAGCCGACATATACACTCCCAGAAACGCTATAAAAATAATATTATTGCACAGATCACAGCCGGATTAATCGTCCGGCTTTTTTATTGCCTGAAAAATAGTGTCTAATTTTTTTACACTTTTTTTATTGCAATGTCAATATTTTTTACATATATTACTTGTAAGTATAAAACAAGGCTTGCAAAA